TGTAACTGAATCTTTATTGACAGAATGGACTGCTGTAACATTTGATTTCCCAGGATTAACAAATCCAGATACAGATGCTACAAATGCTCCATCTTTAGCAAATGAAGAATATTTCTTTATAGGTTCTGTAACTGCATAAAAAAAGTATTTAATATATATTTAAGAGAGGTTACTAAAAAAAGTAACCTCTTTTTTTTTGTTATATTTGTAGATATTTAAAAAGTATTTTCTATGGCTATGATCAATGATGTTAGGAATACAGTATTAGCAATTATAAATAAAAATAATTACGGGTACTTATCTCCGCAAGATTTCAATCTGTATGCACAACAGGCTCAAATGGATTTATTTGAGGACTATTTTTATCAATATAATCAATATATTAATAGAGAAAATTTAAGACAGTCAGGAACAGGATATGCTGATATTGTAAAAGGATTGGTAGAGGTTATAGATTCTTTTTCTGTAGAGTCTTTTTTAATAGGAGGTAATGGCGCTAATCAGTGGAATCTTCCTTTAGATTATTATTTAATTAATAAAATATTTCATTACCCTAATTTACTAACTAACGGAATTACAACTTCTTCTAGCGCAAATCAATTAGTAAATAACTTACTGGTTCCTCCCGCATTATCTCCACCAGCATTTGACACAGGAGTAACGGGTTTTAATGTTTTTCCAGCTACAGGTAGTATTGTTGTAAACACAAGCACATTAGCTCAATCTTTTGTAAATTCTGTCGTTGATGCTACAACATTAAACTTAGCTACAAATATATTTTTTTCTATAACAGTTCCTCCTTCAGAATCATATAGTATTTTTGACGCAAGTACTATTGTTGAAGTAGAGAGAGTAAGTCAAAATAAATTATTTTATTTAACAAGTTCTACAGTAACAGCCCCTTCTAATTTATTTCCCGCTTATGTACTGTCAGGAAACACAATAACAGTTTATCCAACAAATATTCAGGCTGATGGAGCGGTTAAAACTCAATACATTAGGTATCCTCTTCCTCCTAAATGGACGTTTAAAACAATTACTGTGGGAGAACCATTGTTTAACGCTTCACAGGCTGACTTTCAAGACTTTGAACTACCTCTATCAGATGCCCCTGGGTTAATTGCTAAAATATGTCAATATGTAGGTATAGAAATAAGAGAAGCTGACGTTTATGGCTTTGGGCAGGCAGAAGAAAAAGCTAATAACCAAATACAAGTATAACAAATGGGATACATTACTGACTATCAATATTACGAAAACAATCAAGTAGACCCTAAAGATGCTAATTGGGGTTCATATCAATATGTAAGCTTAGAAGATATAGTTTCTAATTTTATGTTAATATATCAGGGTAATAATGAAATATTAAATAATTTAGAAAGGTATCAAGTTTTGTTTCATGCAAAGCGTGGTATTCAAGAGTTAAATTATGATGCAATGAAGGAGATAAAAATATTGCAATTAACTGTAGATGCTCAAATTAGATTTACTTTACCTCCTGATTATGTTAATTATGTTCGTATATCATTATTTGAAAACAACACTTTATTTCCTCTATCAGAAAATGTACAAACAAATTGGAGCGGAGCATACTTACAAGATAATAATTCTCAGATATTATTTGATCTACAAGGAAATGTTACAAGACCTAACAACTCTCAGGTTGACTTAGCTCGTCAGGGGGGAGGTATGCAAACTCAATACTTAGGGCCAGGGCCTTACAATGGTCAATTAGGATTTTGTTGTGATGGTGATTGGTATTTTGAATACGGAATAGGCGCTCGCTTTGGTTTAAATACTGAAACGGCTAATATAAACCCTACTTTTTCAATTGATAAAGCACAAGGAGTTATTAATTTTAGCTCAGGCATGAAAAGTAAATCAGTTGTAATAGAGTATGTTTCTGATGGTATGGAAAACGGAGACAATTCAAAAGTAAGTGTAAATAAAATGTTTGAAGAATTTATATATGCTTACATAAGATTTTCTATATTAAACAGCAAGTATGGTGTTCAAGAATATGTAGTTAATAGAGCTAGAAAAGATAAATCTTCATTATTAAGAAATGCTAAATTAAGATTAAGCAATATGCACCCAGGAAGGTTATTAATGAATATGAGAGGACAGGACAAATGGCTGAAATAACATGGATATTAAAACAAATTTTATAGCTGGTAAAATGAATAAAAGCGTTGATGAGCGCTTAATACCTAAAGGTCAATACATAGATGCTTTAAATGTTAGGCTAGGATCAACAGAAGGGACAGAGATAGGAGCTGTAGAAAACTCTAAAGGAAACACAAAAATTACCAACATACAATATAGGGGTACAGACCTATCTTCAGCAGCAGTTTGTATCGGCGCTTATGGGGATGGTGTAAATGAAAACATATACTGGTTTATAACAGATCCTAAAAATCCACAATCTTTATCAGGGAAGGTGGATATGATTATGTCTCTCAACACTACTACTGAAATAACTAAGTATCATGTAGTTAGCGAAACTGTGTTAAATTTTAATTTTAAGTATTTAATAACGGGAGTAAACCTTATAGAGGATTTATTATTTTGGACTGATGATTACAATCCTCCAAGAAAAATTAATATAAATTCTGGATACGCACCCCCTATTGCTGGAGTAGACGCAATAACAGGAAATCAAATTCAAGTAATTGTAAAGCCTCCAGGGTTTTCTTCATATACTGATACATTTGGAGTTGTAACTCAAGAGCTTTTCGCTCCAAAAATTAATTTAGTAAATGTTATAGGAGATGAAAATTTTATAGTAGACAAATTCTTAAGTTTTGCTTATCGTTACCAGTATGTGGAAAATGAATATAGCGCAACATCTTTATATACAACGCCCGCTTTTGAGCCAGGTATTTTTGATTTTAATAGTGATACTTTTCAAAATGACGGAATGAGCAACATATACAACGCTGTAGATGTTTCTTTTAATACAGGTAATAATCAAGTTATAGCGATAGAGGTTTTGTTTAAAGAGTCTCGTTCTAATAGTATTAACGTAATAGAAAGGTTTAATAAAAGCGATTTAGGATGGAGTGACAATACTGTTGAGTCAATAAGATTTTCTAATTCTAAAATATACAGCGTATTAGGCCAAGATGAATTATTAAGATTATATGATAATGTTCCTCGTTTTGCTAAGGCTCAAACTATAATGGGAAACAGATTGGTTTATGGAAACTATATAGATCAATATGATGTTGTAACAAGCAGTGGACGTCAAATAGCTATTGATTACGAGACTTCAGGAAATTCAGTTCAAATTATTAATGATAGTATTACTGCAAAAAACCTTGGACAAGGAGCTTCGAATATTATAAACCCTGCTCAAACTATAGGCGCTAATCTTAGTTTAGCAACGTTTGACTTAGAAGACTCAGCTATAACCCTCCCAATTCCTATAAGATCTGAATTTCTTATAAGGGTTCAGGTTACTTCTTTAGTAAGCGCTCCATTACTTCAGCGACAAGCTTTAGGGGGAGATACTACAAACAGTGATTTTCCATTAGGATTTGAAACTAATGGCGTTACAAATCAAATAGTTTTACAAGCTAGATTTTTAACACTTCAGGCTTATCAAACATATAACGAGCTTTTATCTAGTTCAGAATTTGCTGCGTGCATTGGAACGTCAGCAACAATAACCCCTATAGCTCCAGGAGCTAATTATGGATTTTCATTATCAGATCAATTTTCTAAAATAATAACAGCTCCAACTCAGCCTCAATATCAACAAGATTTTACATTTACAAATACAGGAAAGTGGTCTTCTACTCCAGCTCAACAAGGTTTTAGGCTTGTTGTTAGCGGAGACACATTTAAACTTCAAGTTCCATCAGTAAAATATTTTTATACAGACGGGATTCCAGGAGGTGTTGAAATTAATGTTTACGAGTATTTTGGGTTTACCTTTAACTCAATTACCATACCTGTACCAAGTCCTGTTACAGGAGCATCTACTGATAGCTCTTTTACTTATAGCAATGTATCAAACTCTAGTAGTTTGCATAGTAACAGGAATTACGAAACATCTATAATGTATATGGATTCTCATGGTAGATCCACTACAGCTTTAGTAGCTCCTAATAATACAGTTTTTTTCGAAGCAATAACTTCAACAGATATAAATACTATAAAAGTTTTAATAAGGAATAAACCTCCTTTTTGGGCAACTAAATATAAGTTTTTTCTTAAGCCATCTTTAGCTGATTACAACATTATTTATAGTGATTCAATTTTTACTGACGCATCTGATCCTTCTGTTTCTTATGTAAGATTAGAAGGGTCTGCTACAACAACTGTTTCTGAAAATGATATTCTTACAGTAAAAATTACTAGTAATGGGCAGCCTACCGATAGATATATAACTACAACAGCTTTAGAAATAAAAGCTCTTTCAGAAGGAGATGGAGGGGCGGAATCCCCTTTACCAACAGGTGCGCCAGCAGGCTTATACATGAAAATTAAACCACAGGGTTTTTCGGCAACAACTAGTCCTAACGCTGTTGTTAACAATGGTTTTTTAGAGGATATAGAAACAAATCCCTCTATTCCTACACTAAGATTTGTTCCTAGTCTTTCTTATCCTTTATTTACAGGTGAAACAGGTGCTACAACAAATTACGATCTTCCAAAGGGATCAACAATTACTATGACAATGAGAGGCTGGAGGTCTAGAGCTTTTTTTGCTACTTGTGACGCAGATATAGAAACAAGTCCAGTAAAATTCATAAAGGTAGCTACGGCAGACTATGATAATTTTTATGATTTTTGGACTTCAGAAGGTCTTGAGATTTTTAACATAATGGAGAATGCAGGATGTCAAGATATGGTTGCTAAATATTATGCGCCTCTTCCAATAGGCGACAAACCCTCGTATGTAAAAAATGAATTTCAATTTTATTTTCAATCAGACGATTTAAACGACCCCACATCTCCTATGTTTTTAGGACTTCAGTCTTGTGTAGTCGCGAAAAACATACAATTTGACATAAGACCTAGTCATGTTGAGTGTAAGATTGTTGTAAATAGAAATAATAATTTTATGGTTTTTGAGACACAGCCTGCTATAGCTGATCCAAACTTTTTTTATGAATCATCAGAAATGTATGATATATCTCCTGACATTAACGGAAATTTAGCTCATAAAGGAGATTCGTCTCCAGGTAGTCAAGATCAAATTATAACAGGACAAACTCCAGCAATAGTAACTTTGCCTTTTTCAGATGTTTATACGTTTGGAAATGGAGTAGAGAGTTATAGGTATTTAGATTTACCAGCAGAAAAAAGTTTTATTTTAGGAGAAAGATTAACTGCCGTTTCTAATAATTTATTTAAAGAAGCAGACAGGTTTGCTGGATTAACTTATAGCGGTGTGTTTAGCGGTTCTTCTAATGTAAATAATTTAAATGAATTTAATTTAGGATTAGTAAACTTTAAAGATTTAGAGTTAATATTTGGGCCTATAATGAAATTACATTCAAGAGAAACGGATATATTAGTTTTACAAGAAGATAAAATTTCTTATGTTTTGGCTAATAAAAATTTAATTAGCGACGCTCAGGGAGGTGGGGCTATAGTATCAACACCTACTATATTAGGAACTCAAATTGCAAGAATAGAAGAATATGGAATAAGTTTTAATCCTGAAAGTTTTACAAGCTGGGGTTCTAATATGTATTTCACTGATGCCAAAAGAGGAGCTGTAATAAAATTAACAGGATCATCTTCAAAAAATGATTCTTTGGAGATTATCTCTACCTACGGAATGAGATCTTTTTTTAGAAATAAATTTGCAGATCAATTAACAACGCAAAAATTAGGAGCTTATGATCCTTATATGGATGAGTATATATTTTCATCTAACAACACTTCTGTTCCTGTAACAGTTGAAGACGTTCCTTGTTCTACCTCTTTATCTAAAAGTAATACCACGTCTCCTTTTTCAATAAACGTAGGGGTTGGTACATTAATTGGATTGGTAAACATAGATTTTAATATACTAGCAGGGGGGGGTAATGTTAATATAACTACATTATGGAACGGGATACAAACAGTGAATAATAATATTAATACAAACACTGTAATTTCTTTTAATAAAACCTCATCATTCCCAAAAACTTTTGAGCTTACTGTTACTCCTAATTCAGTTTCTAATTTTACTGTAGTTCCTCAATGTGTTGAGTCTCAAGATATTGACATAGTGTTATTGGTGTTAGGAACGCCAATCTCTGGACAAACCTCTCCTCCTCAACAAATTCATTTTGAATATGAATGGAATGATGGACTCTTCTTTAGTCCCCTAATATCTAACTTGGTTAACTTTAGTCCAAATAATAATGTCAGTAGTTACACTATAAATTCAGGACAAGTTTCTCAAGGAGGTGCTCCGTCTAGTGGATCTGTTGTTACAATGAAGACTAACAAAATATTTCCTGATAACTATAATTTTAGTATATTAGAAAACAGATTTTATGCTATAACAAGCACAGTAGCTCCAGTTGCTTCAGGAGATTTATTTGACTTATCATTGCTTCAGCCGTCTAATAACGCTCCTTTAACTCCTATCTCTAATAATAATCCTCTTGTATTTGAAGCTACTTCTCCACCAATAACAATTGGGGCTAATGATTTAACCTTATATTTAGTGTGGGATTTAAGAGACAGAGGTTCTACTCAGTTTTGTTACTCTCCTGTAACAGCGGATCAAGCTTGTAATGGGTGTAGTATTAATCAGCCTTGTATTGGCCCTCAATTTTATTTAATGGATCCTGATTTTCAGACTACACAATCTCTGGCTTGTAATAATGGGTTTGGGCCAAATGGAACATATACTACAAACCCAAGTGCTTATGTAGGGTTTTATCATACTCAGCCAAATGGAGTTGCTCCTTCTAATGAGCCAGCCGTAGGAGATATAGCTTACAGTGCTTGTGGTTCTAACCCAAATGCTTGTTGTCTAGGAGGTATAGTGGCTCGTCAAGGATTTTATTTTAGTAGAGCTCAAAGTGTAATTGAGATTGGGCCTTTTGGAGAAGTATTAACTGTACTATTATTTCCTTGTAATTAATAAAAAAAACTATGGCATCAACATTAACATTATGGCATGATGGGTCTAACTTTGAGTTTGCTTATGCTATTTATACCGATTCAGATTTAACTATATTAGCTCCTGACGGATTTTATTCTGCAAACGGATATGTAAGAGAACAGGTAAATGGTCAACTAGGAACTTTAGTTAATTGTGTTTAAAAAATAAATTATGGCATTAAAAGAAACAATATCGTATAGCGACGGAGTAAAAGGGTGGCCTTCTTTTTACTCATATCTACCTGATTATATGTTAGGTATGAATAGTTTTTTGTACACCTTTAACAATGGTCAGCTTTATAGACATAACACAAATACAATTCGTAATCAATATTATGGAGAGAATTTTACTTCTACAATTACATCTGTTTTTAATGTTGAGCCTCAGACAATAAAGCTTTTTAAGACAATGTCTTTTGAAAGCGATGATGCTTGGTCTTGCGTTTCTTTATCTACAGAGATGAGCGCAGGAAATATGCTAAACACCTACTTTGAAGAAAAAGAATCTGAATGGTTTTCATTCATTAGAAATGACGAAAATTTAGTAAATTTTAAATTAAGATCAGCTAATGGTATTGGAGATAATATTAATGTACTTGCAGGCCCTGGTACTCCCCCTACCTATGAAATATTTTTTAATGTAGATATAGGGAGTATTTTAAGTATAGGAGACACCTTATATTATCAAGCAACACCCACAAGTTCTAGAATTGTAGGAGTAGTAAGCTCTATCTCTCTATCCCTTAAAAAAGTTGCTGTTACTACTGTTGTTAATATACCAACTATAGGAGATTATATATTTTTTTATAAAAACCCTGTTTCTGAATCTCATGGAGCGCGTGGTTATTATATGAGATTTAAGTTAGAAAATGATAATGTAAATGCAGTTGAATTATTTTCTGTAGGTAGTAATGTGATGAAAAGTTATCCATAGATTTTTACTATCTTTGCGTTAATGACTTTAAATATTAAACCATTAAGCGATAAAGATTATGATAATATATTATGCGAATGGTGGAAAGACTGGAAATGGACAGCTCCCGCAAAGGATTTTTTACCAGATACGGGGTATATGGTTTACTATAATGACGAGCCTATTTGTGCTGGATATATGTATGTGACTAATTCTAATGTTGTTTTATTAGAATGGATTATATCTAATTTTGAGTTTAAAGATAGAAAGATTAGAAAGGAGGCTTTATTTATGTTAGTACAAACCATAACATCGCTATCAGCTAACTTAGGAAAGAAATATGTATATTCACTTTTAAAGAGTAAATCATTAATTGAAATATATCAAGAACTGGGCTTTGGAAAAGGAGGAACAAACGGAACAGAAATGATTAAAAAAATATAATATGTTAACAACAGCAACAATGATAGCTCTAGGAGGAGCCGCAGTAGGTGGAGGAATGAATTTGGTTCAAGCAGCAGCAGCTAGAGATGCTCAGCAAAAAGCAGATAAAGCGGCGGGAAAATTAATGAGTGAAGCAAAAAGAAAATTAGAAAAAGATTTTTACGAAGGATTAAAAATACCTGATGACGCTTATGAAGACGCTTACGCTGCTAATATACAAACTAATCAACAAAACATAGAAGCCTTACAACAAGCGGACTCAAGAACTTTAGCGGCGGGAGTAGGTAAGGTGGGAATGGCTGCTAATCAAAATACTGAAACAATAAGAGCTCAACAGGCTAAAGAGTATTTTGCATTAGAAAAATTAAAAGCGCAAAACAAAGATGATATGAATCAGCAATTAGCGTCAATGGATGTGGCTGGAGCTCAGGATAAAGCAGCTAGAGCTGCTCAAGCTGACGAGCAAGTAGGAATGCTTCAGTCAGGAGCTGCTAGCGCGGTTATAGGAGGGATAACGGCGGCTACTGAAGCCCAGGCTTTATACCCTAAGGAACAGGGAAAGGTAACAGGAACAGGAGTTACACTAGCGAATAAATTAACAAACAACGACTCTTTGTCTTTAAATAAAGCTGGTAATTTTCAAGGAAACTCGTACGATCCTTTAAAGCCTAGAGATTTTTCACTTAATATGTTTGAAAACCCTGAGAACCCTTTTGCTATTGACTCTCCTTTGTATAATAACCCTTCTCAAAAAAGCGTTTTTACTCCTGATGTTAAGTATGGATTTTCTTTTGGAGACAGAATGAAGTCATTAAATTTAGATCCTGATAAGTATAAAGATTTAAAACTAAAATATTAGATAAAATACAATGGCAAAAAAAGACATAAACTTTAACACATACGTTGAAAGAGACTTAACTAAATCAACAGTTAATTGGGGAGCTGTTTCTAATAAACTCACAACAGATTTACTAAAGATAAGAGAAGATAGGGAAGCGGAAAGAGCTCAGGAGGACGAAACAACAGCGGATACTACAAGAAAGCTTAATGAGATGGAGGCGTACACAAATCCAACATTACAAAATTTAGCTTTAGGTATGTCTGGAGATTCAGCGGAGTTTTTAAGAGTTCAGAATGATTTATTTAAAAGAGGGTTAATTACTCAAACGCAATTTGCTCAAGCGCGTCAAAGAGTATTAGGTGACTGGCAACAATTTGGAAATATTACTAAAAGATGGGAGAGTGATTACGCAAGTATGCGAGGAAGAATCGATAGCGGGGAGGGAGGTTCTTTTGAGGCTATTCTGAATCAACAAAATGCTGCTTTTGGTAATTTAAAAGATGTAACAGGATATGTAAACCCCGAAACAGGGACTCTGTCTTTAGTAAGAAGAAACGCAGATGGTAGTTTCCCGACTGACCCTAGTAAGCACGTTAGTATGAATGTTATAAATAACAGATTTAGTAATCAAATAAATAATTTAAATTACCAGGGATCTTTTGATAAGCAATTAAAGGCAAAGGTAGATACTTTAGGTAAATTAGTTATTGCGAAAGTTACTTCTGATGGTGGAATTTTTAGTGAAGAAGGTCAAAAACAAGCTTTAGAAAATGAAGAGATGCAGAATTATTTAAACCAAACTGCTCGAGGTTTTACTGAAAATACTAACGCAATTTTTAGCTTATTAGGAGATGTTGATGGTAATTACAATCTTGTTTTTACAGAGGCAGAGGCCAAGGAGGACAAGCTTAATGTTTTAGTAGAATTTGATGCAGATGGTAGAGCAGTTCCTGTTACGGACGCTCCTAATTGGGGAGATCAAGTAAAAGTTGCTCAAAAAATAGTAAAAGATCGTATGATTATGATGTTAAGTGAAGTACAAGCTGTAAAAGCAGGGAAAGATAAAGGTTTAACTGAATTTGAAAAATTAAAAGCTAACATCATGAGGGAAAACAAGGGCATTACAGATGACGAGGCCGCTAAAATTGCAGCCGAAGATTATAATGCTGGCCAATATAGAAAAAACGTAACAGGAAGAGCTGTAGCTGAGGGTAATAAAACAGGGGGCGATAGACCTATAGATTATGCTGTAGCCAAATTAGGCCCTAATATTGATTTTACTAATAATGATAGCACAGTTAGAAAAACGTTTGATAACGTAATTCAATCTGTAATGGATGATGATATGTTTGAGGATTTAGAGAATGGTATGTATGGTGATGAACAAAAACCTTATGAATTAGTGTTTGTTGATAAAGGGGCGGATAGAATGGTTGCTTCAATGGGAGATAAGGTAATAGGCTACCCTCCTTTAATATCAGAATTACCAGCCGTAGGAGCTTCTGAATTTGAATCAATGAATCTTGCCGATAATATTACTTTTGATAATTCGTTTGGTGGTCAGCTTTTAGCAAAGAACAGGAATAAAAATGAAGATAATGTAACTTATACGAAAGAAGAATTTTTCAAAGACTATTTAGAGGATGGATACGGCAGTATGCCTGAAGGGTATTATGGTTTAGATACTGATGGGGACGGAAAAATAGATACGTTTAAGAGGGGCTTACCCGACGATGATGCTAATAAAGAGGGCTATGGATTAAATACAGATTACTACGATAAAACGGCAGAAATTTTTGACTACTACGAGAGATATTTAATGGATCCTGTTGCTAACACATTATCTGAAATGTATATAGATAACGCTCCTGAGGAAGTAAAAAAATATAATAATAAATCAAAATCAAACAAGAAAAAAACACCTATATCGTAAATTATGGAACCAGTAAAAGCAAAAGAATTATTTAAGTTTTTCGTAAATGAAGGGTATGACTTAGGAACAGAACAAAATTTCTTTAGCGCTCTTCAAAATGAAGAGCAGCGTTTAAAATTATTTAAATTTTTTACAGAAGATGAAGGATATAATTTAGGGGATTATAAAAATTTTACCTTAAAAAAAAAAGAATCTTCCGAACCTATTGTGGATCAGGATCCTGTGGCTTCTCCATCTCAATCAAATCAGGAACTTATTTCATCGGAATCTTCAGAAGACCCTTTTAGCATAAGTGAACCTTTAGCACCAGTAGACCCAACAGCAGGCGAAGCAGGAGGGGAAAGTGATGAAAGTTCTGTGGCTGCTGAAAATAGTGCTGTGGCTATTGAGGGTGATGAGAGTGATTTAGATCTTACACAACAAACCCAACCTGTTGTAAGAGATCAAACTAAAGAATTATACAATAAAGGTGATTTTTTTATTGAAGGGTCTCAAGAGAAAAATACAGTATTAGAAGATGTTTTAGGTAAAAATTCTGTAACAGATCTTATTGGAGATATATATAGAGCAGGAAAGCAAGGACTTGTTCAAGGTAATACAACAGACGAGGCTTCTTTATTGATGCTTAAAGGCTCAGACGCCACATCAGAGGATATTACAGCTTTTTTAGAATCTCAAGAAGAACTAAGGGCATTAGGCACTACTGATGAGATGATGAACTTTAATAAAATTTATGATGAGGCAGATAACAAGTTTCTTGGTTTTTTTGAGGCATTAGGTAAAAATCCTTCTGTTTTTTTACAGATAGGAGCGCAGACAATAACTCAATTAATAAACCCAACCTCAGCAGCAGCAGCAGGATCAATTATAGCAGGTGGTGCTACTGTAGGAGCGGGGATAGGGTCTTTTGGAGGAGGTGTAGGGGCTATTCCAGGAGCGATAGCTGGAGCAATTAACCCAGGGGTATTAAAATCAGCTTTTGCCGCCGCCTCAACAGTTTTAGAAACAGGATTGTCTTTTGGTGAGTTTATAAGAGAAGAAGCAGAAAAGAAAGGATTAAATTTTGACGAAGAGGGTATTCGTGCAGTTCTAGACGATGACGATGCTTATAATCGTTCTTGGAAAAGATCTGTTGCTAGGGGAGCAACTATTGGTGTAATAGACAGGCTTGCTGTAGGTATGGGAGGTAGAGCTATAAAGTCAATGAGGGCGACTAGAAACATAAAAAAACTACCAGGCTTAAGTAAAAAACGAGTAGCAGGAACATATTTAGGTGTTGAAGCGGCTGGTGGAGGTGTAGGAGAATCTCTAGCAAGAGTTGCTGCTGGTCAAGAGCAGGATATGAGAGAAATAGGCTTTGAGACTATCGGAGGAGTAGGTAAAGCCCCAATAAGTTACGTTATAAATACAGTAACCGATCCCGTAACTAAACCATTAAAAGAAGCTGCAATAAAAGCGCTAGACAAGAAAGCTAATCCTCCAAAATATACTTTAACAGATAGTGAAGGAAAGTCAATAGAAGTTAATGAAGCAGATGTTATTGATACAATAGACAATACGGATGATGTAACGTTCATGGGTCTTAATTATAAAATTGAGAACAACATTGAATTAAATGACAAGTATAATACCAGAAAAATGACTATCATAACAGGAGAGTCTATACGGGTAAAACTAAAAGAAGCTGGATTAACAAACGAGACAACTATTAATAAGATTGTTGCTCTTGAAATAGAAAAAAATAAATTTTTAGGTAACGATACTGAAGCAGGTAAGAAAAGATTAAAAGAAATAAAGTTAGAGATTGAAAATTTATCAGTAGAAAGTACAACAACAGAGGCTAAAGTAGAGGGAAAAAAAGCCCGTATGGACTCAAGACCAGAAATATTTGGAGATTTTCATACAGACAAGAAACTGCCTACAGGAAAAGCTGAAATATCTGACATCACAAGCCCTGACGCTAAAGGTGTGCAGACAGCTACATATAACAATCCTAAGACAGGGGAATTAGATGTAATTATAAGTAGTAGTGGAACTAACCAAAACTTTGTAGGTTTTACAAGAGTTTATGATGGCGGTAAGCCTACTAATAAGTTTACTGCTAAAATGGAATCTACTGGCGATGCGTTTAAAAACATGATTTCAAACGCTGAAGCAGCGCTTCCTCCAGGTGCGGAAGTTGTGGAAACAACTACTATATCTTTAGGCGGAATGAATGCGTATAAAAAATCTAAAGTATTAAAGCCTAAAACAGATAGTGATGGTAATGTTGTGACAAATCCTACAAAATACAGTGATGCTACAAAAGAGACTGTTTCAGAAAAAGGTGAGTCAGCATTTAATGCGTTTGAGTCAAGCGATCAAGCTGTAATAGACGCTGAGGTAGCGAAAATTAAAGCAGCTAATCCTGATGTAGAAGTGCGAGTTGTAGACAAAACATCTGATGGCCCAAAACCTCCTCCTCTTCCACCAGGAGTTAAACCAGGGGCACAAAAGAAAAATATAATTATTGATTTACCAGTGTATCAAAAATTAGCTACAGCTAAAACTGACACAAAAGATGGTAACTTATCTATTGAAAAAGAATCTACTCAATTAACTGAAGATGAATTAGCTACTCAAGACTCAGATTCGGTAAAAAGAGAAACTTACGAAACTACTGATGATAATGGTGATAAGGTGATAGTACAAGTTACAACAGCTAAAGATGGTGGTAGGACTGTAAGATATAAAGATGCTGAAGGAACTACCTATCAGACAGAAACTTTTGCTAAAGATAATGATATAACTAACGAAAAAATCGTTGAGTTAAATGTAGCTGAAGAAGGAGCTACCATTACTAACACCGAAACAATAGAAGGGTTTGAAAATATAGCAAACAAAAAAGCAGTAGCAAAAAGAAAAAAAGAACTTAAAACTAAACAGCAAAGTTTAAATTTAACAGAGAAAAAAGAGCTAGATGTAGACGCTCCTATTGAAGGAAGGGATGACGAGAAGACACTAAGAGAATTAGCTAGTGATATTTTAGGAAAACAATTTGATTTAAAAACAAGCCAGGGCAATAAGAAAGAGCAGAGTAACGAAACTGATAAGTCCTCATTGTTTAAAATGAAGTTTTCTAAAAAAAGTTTAAGAAAATTGTTTGGTAAGAAAGGTAAATTAACTGATTTTGTTGGAGCAAGATACATAGCTAAAGAAGGCGGTTTAAATATAGAAGACGGGGTTGAGATAAATGGAAAAATGTTAGATCAAAGCGAAATCAGTGATTTTATAGTGGACTATCCCAAACAAAAAGATATAAATGAATATTTTGAAGTTAGCAGTATAGATCTTAATAATTTAAAAGTAGACTTTAAAGATCTAACAGGATTAAATCCTACTAAAAAAAACTTGAACGATATTAGTTTCAAAACTAAAGCTAAGAAAAAAACACCAACACAAGTTGCTCAGCAGGAAGTATCCGAAAAGGAAGCAGGAGTTAAAGCTAAAGATTCAGAAAATGTAGATATTGTTAATGAAATTGAAGAAAATGTATTAAAAAACTTAAATCAAGGATATAAAAAAGGATTAAAAAACATAAGAAACTATTTAAAAGGATTGAAAAATGATGGGGCTATTACCACAAAACAATTTGGATCAATATTAGATAAGGTTGTAGATGAAAATTCTTTTAAAAACGAAAAGAATAAAAAAGAAACAATAGATTTTATTAAAAAAATATTTATTGATTCAGATTTAAGATCAGAACAAAGATCATTAAGGAAATTAGCAAAAAAAGCAGCCATAAATTTAAAAAGAAGCATAGGTAGAATATTAAAAGACAATGTAAGCGGTAAAGATTTTTCTTTAGAGCAGATGCTAAGAAATGTTGTAATAATAGACCCTGCTGCCGTTCCAGAAGCTGTATATCCATTATATAAGGAGTTAATTCAGCAAATAGGAGAAGGTCAATTTATAGTTAATGAAGAGGCTGATGCTGCTTCTGTTGCGGAAAAGGCAAAAATCATTATGGAGGCTATGATCATTCAAGACTCTAGAATTTTAGAATTAAAAAGCATATACGACAATGCGCAATTTGGTCAAATAGAGTTATTTAAAAACGGAAAAGTAGATTTTAAAAAAAGATTACAAAATTTAAAAGAAAATAATTTTATAACCGATGAGGACATAAAGTTAATGCAAGAGTATAAGAATGAAATTAGTCCTAAAGAAGCCTCTAAGCCAAAGACTAAAGAAGAGTTAAAAAAAGAAAAAGACAAGGTTATTAAAGAAATAAATGAATTAAAAATAGATAAAAATAGATACGACTCAGATTCTCCTTTATCTTTTCCTTTTTTAAAAACAAGAGAAGACGTAAGAAGCTTAAGAAAATTAATTAAAGATCAAGACGCGTTAAATGGGTTAAACAATACTGATTTAAAAAATCTTTTAAAAACATTACAAACTATTAATAACGGATATGCTCCTGGTATTGTTTCTAGATTAATCTCAAAGCTTCAGTCGGTAAAAGATACTAAGCCTTTAATTCAAAAGGTAAAAGATAAGAAAATAAAACTACCATTTATTGAAAGTTTTTATGCTAAATTAAAAACATTTAGCCCTTTTAATAAGCAATCAAAAATTTACAACGCTATTGAAAGAGGTCAGATTATGAATATTGACAGATTGTTTGGAAACTGGAAAACTAAAGAAATATTTAATTCTTTTTTTAACGATGTAGCTATAAATCAACAGCAAATGGAGATTGCTAATAAGCAAGAGCAAAAGCTTAGAGATATGGCAAGAAGCTTATTAGAGAGCGCTTATAGTAAGTTTAGTGTTGTTGATTTTAACAAAGTAGCGGAGGCTGATGCTAGAATGTATTTCTACAGAATACAATTAGAAAAAGATTCAAACCCCTTAAATAAAGAATTAAGACCCGCTTTAGAATGGCTTGATTCTACTATAGAGTATTTAGAGGCCAATAAATTATATGACAAGCAAGACGCTAGAGAGGTAGATGTTTTAAAGAAAATAAGAAAATCTTATTCGTCTGAAAGCAAATCTACTAAAACAACGTTAGAAAATATTTATGATAAATTTAATAAAAAAGAAAAAGAAGCTATAAAAATATTACAAAGAATAGATGATGCAAACATTGGTAAAGCGGTTTATGCTGCTACTCAAAGAGATGCGGCTTTTATTCCTAAAAAGAATTATGTACATATATCAGTTAGACCTGATAGTAGAAAAAGAGTAAATATAGATCAAGACGTTATAACTGATTTTTTAAATAGTACAGAGGCTGCAAGAAAACCAGGTACTGAGTCTAAAGCCAATATTAGTCGTGATGGTAAAGCAAAACCTATTTATACAAGTGCAATAAACGCTTCTGACAGAGGTAGTAAGATGACTAATTTAGATTATTTCATGACTACTCCCGTTAGAAAATCTAAACAATCATTAAATTACTTTAAGAATACTCTTATAGAAAACTACAAAGGAAGTCCTCCTGTGGAAGTTCAAGCATTAGTTGACGCAATAGAAACTGCTGTAGATAAAACTATAGACAATGTATTAATAAATGATTTTTCTCAAAATGATTTTATGGACATGGTTACGTCTACCCTACAAAGATTAGGATACAGAACAATGCTGGCCAGTGTACCAAGAGCAGGAGTTGAATATCTTTCTAATATGTCTTTTGCATTAACACATCCTACTATTTATGCAGATGGTATGTCTAAAAAAAATAATCTAACCTCTGAAGAGCTTATGAATATTATGCAAGCCATTAACAGTAAGGTTATTACGAGACTGCTGGGGGATAATTTAATGTCATCTAAAGTGGATTTTGCTCTTTTAAATAAAAAGTCTTATAAAGGAGAGAGGTTTGTGAGTGAAGCTAAAAATAAAGTTTTAGGATTTTGGGACGCTACAGGAAAGAAAGTTAAAAATGGAATAGCATTAACTGCTGATACCCTTATAAGTAGTCCTGACAAGTTGGTTATGAAACCTATGTTTGTGGGTAAGCTTGCTCAGAAATTTAAAGAAAAAAGCGGAAAAGATATAGATTGGAAAAAAGTAGCGGCTAATGACGAGGCTTATATGGTGGAAAACGCAGAAGCTATAGATTACATGAGGGATGCTGCTGATGAATTTGTTACTCTTATTGGGGCTTCGGACAATCCTTTTATGTCCAGGTTACAAGGTAAGGACGCAAAAGGAATGGAGGCTTTATGGTTTAATTTTAATAACTTTATGACAACTTTCTTAAAGCAAGAATTTGACACTGCGGTTATTGGTGTTCAGGCTGTAGCTCAAAGAGGAGATAATAGCAGTTTAACAAGACAAGAGGGTGCTCAACTTTTAGCTGCTGTAACCTTAAGAATGACTGCCTATTCCTTAGGAATAAAAGTGGCGGGAGAATTAATGTTGGAGATGTTTAATTTAGGTATTGAAGAAGAAGAAGAGGAGAAGGCTTTTGAGCAACAAATAGCTCAATCATTAGCAACTACATTTAGCTCTTTAATTTTAGGAAGAAACTTTGGTAATGCTTTTAAAACTATTCAAAATTACAATATAGAGATATTAAATTCAGAATTTGGAGGCTCTCTTAGAAACGGCGAATATGATCAGTACAAAGATGCTATTCAGTATAACATTATTCCTTTAGTAAACACAGGTCAAAGTTATAAGTCAGGACAAGGTGTGGATTTTGGAAAGTTAGCCCCTAATTTTTTAGGAGCTTATTCTCCTCCTGTTAAAACAATTGCTTTTGGTTTAAAGAAACTTACAGAGCCTGATAGAAAAACTCCTGATGCAAGAAAAAGACAAAAAGCTGAAAAGAATTTAAGGATTCCTTTGGAGATTTTAGGAAATACAGGTTTTATCCCTTTATACAAAGATGTAAGAAAAGTTTTATTAGCCGATATTTATGAAAGTTTAAGAAACGCAAAAAAAGAAGAAACATATAATTCTGAAGAGTTAGATCAATTAAAAAAATCAAACAAAAGGAAATACAATAAAATTATATATGATAAAAAAGTACAAAGATATAATAAAGCGTACAAGAAATATCTAGACTATAAAAAAAGTCCTGGCAAATGGAGAAGAGCTAACCCTAATAAGAAAAGCCCAAGTAGACCTAACAAGCCTAAAAAAACAAGATAATATGGTAAAAAAATTATGATATTTAACGAAGATAAGTGTATGAATAATACATACGAAATAATTATAGGAAGAAAAACTATAAAAGATTTTTTAGACTATGAGGGAGATTTGTATTTCTTACATAATCCAGGTAAAAAAAATACAGGAAATAACGATGAGGTTTGTGATCAGTTAATAGAATATTTTATATACACAGAAGAGTATGAGAAATGTCAGGAAATTTTAGATGTTAAAAATGAAACATCCCTGGCTTTTTCTCTCTAACTATATCAAATTTTTTTATATCTCTATTTCTTTCAAACTGTTCTAAAGACTTAGTTATATTTTCAGTTCTTAAATTTGTAGATCCCTTTTTACCATCATTTAATGTATATGAAACAAAATAAGTTTTCATATTTCCTAGAAATAATGTGTAAGACGAGCAACCTGGCCTGTTTCCTTGCTATGTATAAAGCCCTCACAAGCCAATGGAGCGCCTGTAAAACCTTTTCTTGAATGCCAGCTATCAGCAGAAGAGGGAGACCTCATGTACTCTACAGTGACTCCAATATAATCTTTAGCATCTAGCCATTTGTGTTTCACTTTATGGTGTATGTGATGAAGATACCAATATCTGTGAGTAGTTTTAGACCAGAGTAAGGGCTTCTCTTGCGCCATTAACAAGGGTAAATTTACCATCTTAGCACCATCTCCATGTTCTAAACCCAGAAGATTTGTTCCGTACTTATAATACTTTCTATGAGCTACGCTTATATCAAAGGTAAC